CGAATGATTCTGAGCAATATAAATTGTATGAATTGATTAAATTAAGAGCGATTGCGTCTCAAATGAGTCAGGCAGTTTATTCTGAATCTAAAATAATTCTTGAAACAATTCATAATGAATTTGAAATGGATAAATGGGAGTCATTAGACAAAAAGTTAATATTTGCAGGGTTTAATCGTCTAAAAGGTTGTATACCTTCAACAAATATTGAAGAGGTACAAATAAAATCGGGAGATACATTCGAGATAGAAAGTGTATGTGTTCGTGAAAGTGCAGCAATGCCAAAACCCCCGTTTAATCCGGCCGGTTTTGTTAAAATGTTAGAAAAAACTGGGATTGGAAGACCGTCTACATATAGTAGTATTGTAGAGCGTATTCAAGAAAAGGGATATATAACAATAGGCACAAATCCGAAATTAGATTTAGAATTATTGGAATGGAAGATGAATCATGAAAAAATAGAAGCATCTAAATACATACAAAAAATTGGCGGACAGAAGAACATATTTGTTGTATCTGACCTTGGGATAAGGGCGTGCGAATTTATGGATAAAAGTCCAATAGAACCTATTGTAAATTCTTCATTTACAAGTAAATTAGAAGATAAATTAGATCTTGTTGCATGTGGTACATTAGATTGGAGAAGTCTGGTAAGTGAATTTCACGGGGAATTATCAAAAAAATTGGCATTACAACCACCTCCACCTGTTTCAGGTTTAAAGACGATAAATTGGGTAAATATATTGAATGAATCTGTTGATAAAGGTAAAATTGGTATTGTTAGAACTCAATATGGATTATGTATATGTAAAGAAACTGATGGGAATATAGTTTATTCAAAAATGCCACCAAATAGTACTAAAGATGATTTAGAATTAGATGAAGCAGAAAATATGTTTAATTATCCACTGGTTCTAGAAAATAATTTAGAAATTCGCTTGGGTCAATATGGGTGGTATGTGACAAATGGACAAAAGAGTGTTAGCATTGGAAAAGATAGAAATCCTCCAACTACTGAGTATGCGCTAAAAGTATTTGAAGAGGCTCCTAAAAATAGTATTATAAAACAAATCAACAAGAATTGGACATTGCGTAAGAAGAATGAATCATATTTCTTGATGTACTTAAAGGGGAAGAAACCTAGATTCTATCCTGTATCAGATATTAATGGTGAATGGACAGTTGGAAGATGTGAAGAAATCCAAAAAAAAAATAAAAGAAGGAGTTAATGGAAGGTGATATGTTAAAAGTTGTTATAACCGTTATTGCACTACTAGTTGTATTATACTATTTGTCAAGTGGAATAGTTAATTTGTTTGGAAAAGGTGCAAGTGCATCATCCGAACATGCGGACCGTATGTCTGATTTACTAGGAACGCATTAATTTTTGTGAACGAGTGACTCTTTTTCAGTAATTGGAGGATGCTCAATATCGCTCATAATTTTTTTAATCATTTCTTTAGTTTCATGAGTATCGTTACTACCTAAACACTTCGTGAGTTTTTCTTTCATCTGTTTTGGAGTTACAGATTTCTTAGATTTTTTTGTAACCAATTCAAGAGAACCTCCACTTTGTAATTGGTATTCTGGAATTTCATTTGATTTCATTGAACTAATGATTAGATTTTCTACGAGTTTTTGAGCAGACTTCAATTCATTAATTTTTTTCTGATGAGTTTTAATCGCCTTCTTAAACTCAAGCCATTTAGAAACATTTGTTTCAGCAACATTTTTTTCATATGATGCCATGATTTAATATTTATTCGTTTGTGTTTAAGTCTCATTTTTATGTACAATTCAGATATGTTTAAAAGAGACACAATCCTTCGACTAATAACATTTACAGGTACATATGTACTATTTGAATACTATATACACAAACTTAGAACAAAACAAATGAAGAAACAAAAGAAAGTGTTCTCAAAATCTCCAAGCCTAGGTAGTTTAGAAATGTTGAAAGAAGATGTTAGACGCGCAGAAGGGATCGAAAAGAGGGATATGTTGATAACATTGAAAGAATGTTTTAATGTTACCGATAATAGTTTAGAATCACTTGTGAAAGCATTACATGAGAATCATCCTCGTAAGAAAGAGCCTGAGATTGATGACTATTTGCATATTCCATTGCCCTTTTCATTTCAGATGATGATGAGTTTAGCAAATTGGTGTACATTTCAGATTTTATCAAAATATTGTGATATTGAATTTCACGATGGAAATTGTAAAATATACAGATTAACTTCCAAAAATAGAAAGAATAATTCAAAAATTATTGTATGTTTTCCGGGATTATCTGGTTCAATCGTACAATTATTGAATGGTATCGATGTTATGTTGAAAAATGGATATAGTATTATATTGCCACTATATGGTCCAGGAGATGTTTCTCTAAATCATTCTCTTTGTCATAATCAATATGATTATTGCTATGAAATAATAGACTATTTAACAGAGAGAGGATTATATGATATTCATCTATTTGCATGGTCTTTAGGGGGTATAAAATATTTATGTTTTGAGGATATTATATTAAACAAATTACAATCAAAGATTAAAATAAAGGCAGTTTATTTATTTGAACCTCTTTTAACATCAAGATCAGTAATAGATATGCATTTTACAAGTAAACGTTCAATATTTAGAACAATAAATGTTGTGAATTCACGCACGAAACATCTAAGTTATAAATATTATTTACTGAACTGTATTATGGGATATTTTATACATACTGCTCTTGGGATTGGCTGTGCAAATAGCACAGATTATTTATTTTACACTGAACGTAAAAACAAAAACTATAAATATCCATATAAAAGATACTTGTTTATTTCACATAGTGATTTCCTTATAAATGATATTGCAGATACAACTGTAATTCAAAATAATTTTGATTCTAAATGTGTATTTTATAGAGAAGGATATCACGGTGGTTGGTTAAAAAGTAGTAAGTTAGAACCAATATTTGGTAATATTCTTAATCAGTATTCGCCGAATTAGATTGATTATTATCTTTATTCTTTGCTTCTAATTTTCTTCTCAAACGGTTGCGAACACCATTTCCTCTGCGGCCACCTCTCATCCCCATCGGTGGAAAATTAGTTGGTATTTTTCCTTTTTTAAGTTCCTTACCACACATTTCTTCAAGGGCGCTAAAGTCATCATCATCATCATTAACTTCTTCTCCCTTTTGCTTCATAAATTCTTTAAATATTCCTTGAACATCTTTAGATTTGAACATTTTCTTGAATTTTTTATCTGATTGCATTTTTTCCATCATTTCATGAACTTCGCCTATTAATTCTTCTTGATTAATATCACCTGATTCCATTTTCTTTTTGAGTTTATCTGCAACGGTTTGGACAAGATTTTTGAGTCCACCACCGCCGACTAATTTTTGCATAACAGCCGATACATCTGGAGACTGCATATCGGACATATCAAATGCGGACATGTCAATATCTTCTGCTATTTCCTTAGCCAAACTACCAATTTTAGTGTCTTTAAACATATTTTCGTATTCTTCTTGTTGTTTTTTTGTATCATCCGTAGTATCTTTTTCTGTATCACTATCGGTACCACTATCTGATTTGTCTAATTCTTCAATATCAATATTTTGTGTTTCTTCCATCAATTTTTGTACCATATTCATCATTTGTTCTTGAATTCCTTCATTTCCATTCATAAAACTTTCATCTTCAAATTGTTGAAAAAAGTCTTCTAAATTTGCTGATTTAGAACGAACGGTTGTTCCAATCAGTGTTAGTGTTTGTAGAAATTTCCATATGGCTTCTGTATTATTATTGTTTTCTGAACATTTAACAATAGTTGAAAGGTCAAGATTAGATATACATACAAATGGAGTATCGAATAATGTCGAGTCTTTATTCGATATTTTATCGGTGTCATTTACAACACATTTCATAAATTGTTGTAATGGTCGCGTATCTTGCATCATTGTAATTAATGACAAATTTTCAGTATTTTCTGGGAAACATCTTTTTAAATTTCCAATAAAATCATTAAGTGTAGTGTTAAAAGTTTCTACTAATTCCATAGTTTTATCATTAAAAAACTTATCGATTTTAAGCGCAACTCTGTAATATTTTGTTTAATATACTTAATGAAGTATACATCTCCTTTTATTAAAGTTAATGTTGTTCGTCCTGATACAAAAACTGTAATTCTTGAATGTGAACTTACAAAATTTAACAAAACTACAAGTGTGTCATATATCGCAGCCCAATCACCAGATTATTTACAAAGTTATACTGGCGCCGGTTTGCCATTTCCAGATGCCATTTCTGCGTATGAAAATACAAGAAATAGTGGTAAATTTCAACCAAGATCGCACAAATTTTCAATTAAGCTTCAATTCCCAAATTCTTATTATTCGCATCTTGGTACAAGATTAATACCACCACATGTGCGTTTAACTATATTTCATAATTCCGAATCTAAGGTCGAATTTATTGAATTAGGTGAAAATGCCCCATTTAGAACATTGAGTTATCAATCAAAACCTGTACCCCGTATGACTCCTAATTTTTATGATAGAAGTCATTTAAAACAGCAACGCAGTCAAGAAAGTATACTTAGAGCGAGTGGTTATCAGCTTAAAACTCCTAGTAATTTTTGGGGAACTTCTATACCACATCCGTAAAAAAAGTATAAAGTTGTTTCTTGGTGTAATATAAATAGATGATACAGTTGCATTCTGCATGGAGTTTTTGGTATCATTCTTCTAAAGTAAAAAATTGGGATCGAGAGAGTTATAAGTTTATATATAAGACTCAATATGCTGAAGAGTTTTGGGGCATTTTTAAGGAATTGTCTTTAAAACATTATGAATCCGGTATTATATTTATAATGAGAGAAGATATTTTTCCTGATTGGTCAAGTCCTGAAAATAAGAATGGCGGATTTGTATCAATTAAGATTGAAACTAAATCCAAAAATTACAAAATTGATAATATTACAAAAATTTGGTTTGAAAGACTAATATCTGAATCTGTTACAAATGATAAGAAAATGATCACTCATGGAATATCGTTAAGTCCAAAAAGTGGACATATTATCTTAAAACTATGGTTAAAAGATAGAATAAGAAATGTTAATACAATATTACCATCAGATTTACCACTAATCAAAACTAATAAATTTACAGCATTTACACATAAATCATAATTATTAGGCAGAACTTTGTGTCATATATTTTTGATATTCATCGGCGGCCGCAGCAGCCTTTAGCTTAGCCTCCTCAGCGGCAAGCATTAAAGCCTGTAATGTTTCATTATCTATTTTTTTTGATGATTCGTCCTCTTCTGGCTTAGATTCTTCTGTATTGGTATTCGCGCTTGGAGTGACCTCATCTGGAGACACTGCAACTGGAACCGTTTCTTCTGTAGCTTCAGTTGTTTCTGTAGCTTCGGTTTTCTGAGTTTCTTCAGTAGCTTTTAAACTAGTTTCTGGAATTTCTATACTTTTTGTTTCTACCGGAGTGGATGAAACCATAGTCTCTTCGCAGTCAGTATCCTCATCCTCTGTAGCATAGTCATAATAAGCATAACTATCATCCTTGTCTGTTGTATGGAAAAGACGAAAATCATCATTATTTGGTGTAGTCGTTTTTGTAACGGATGGTATTTTTACAAGACCACGTAAAACGATATCAGGATTATATCCATGAGGTTTCATAAAAACTCCTTTCACTTCTACAAGGGGAACTACATTACAATTTTGAATAGATTCAAGATTTATCATATTCTGGTCAGTATCCATACATTGTATTTGATAGTTGCCTTTACGAATATGAACACGCGAACAGAATATATTATCCTCACCAATCATTGGATGATACATATTTTTAATCGCAGCTGGAGATGGGCGCGTATAACCTTCTAATGGACCACCAGCTTGCCACATATATCCAAACCATTTATCATGGTTATTCACAATTTGACTTACAAGCCAAACTTCCAATTTATTAATAAATTGCTTAAAATCAGAATGTTTC